TTGACACCAATAGTGAAAAGAGTGTATAATATATTATGAGCAAAATTAAAATCGCAGAGCTGTTTTACAGCATTCAAGGTGAAGGACGCTATATGGGTGTGCCTTCTGTTTTCTTACGTACATTTGGTTGTAATTTTAAATGTCAAGGCTTTGGTATGCCACGTGGCGAAATGAGTCAAGAAGCAAATGACATCGATCCAGCAAAATACAACGACTACAAAATGTTGCCGTTGGTTAGTACAGGATGTGATAGCTATGCTAGTTGGGATCCACGCTTTAAAGATCTAAGCCCAATGCTTACAAGTGAAGCTATTGTAGATCGTATTATGGAAATTATTCCACATAATACTTGGCAAGATGAGCATCTAGTTATTACAGGCGGTGAACCCTTGTTGGGGTGGCAACGTGCTTATCCTGACTTGTTGCGTCATCCTAAAATGGCTGGCTTAAAAGAAATTACATTTGAAACAAACGGTACTCAAAAACTAACAGAAGAGTTTAAAGAATATTTGTTAGAGTGGCAAATGCCTAACTTAGATTTTTATAGAGAAATTACATTTTCAGTAAGTGCTAAACTGCCGTGCAGTGGTGAGAAGTGGGAGGAAGCAATTCTTCCAGAAGTAGTTTGCGAATACGAACAAATTGGCACAGCATACTTGAAATTTGTTATTGCCACAGAACAAGACTTTGCAGATGCAGAGTGTGCTATTGCCGCTTATCGTAAAGCAGGATTTAAAGGACATGTCTACTTAATGCCAGTAGGCGGTGTTGAAAGTGTCTACGCATTAAACAATCGCACAGTGGCAGACTTAGCTATGAAGAATGGATTGCGATACAGTGACAGATTGCAGGTACCATTGTTTAAAAATGAGTGGGGAACATAATGAAACGATTTATAGAAAAATTATTTGGTATTGATAAACTCAAAGCAGAAACTGAAGCCGCAGTAAAGTTAGCTGAAGAATCAACAAAGATTGCTAAAGATGCTGTAGAGGCTGCAGAACGTGCTAAAACTTCTGAAGAACTTGCTAAATTAAACCCAAAAGATCGTGCAACTAAATTGAAAGAACCCTGGGTAGGTGTTCTTAACACTCATATCAATAAAGACAATGTACGCAATGGGTTTTTTGAGCTTGACTGGAATGAGCAATTTGTGTTAAAATTAAAGCAAGAAGGATACGGTTTCGACGGTGATAAAGACGAAGAAATTGTAGACCGTTGGTTTCGTGAACTCTGCGCTAATGTGGTAGTTGACGGAGATTTTGGAGGCGCTGTTAATACCGGCGTTATTGATATTAATTCTGTTAGAAAAAATAATCTATGACATATATTCTAGTTGATACTGCTAATACATTTTTCCGTGCTAGGCACGTTATCAACGGTGATGCTGATATTAAGTTAGGCATGGCTTTTCACATTACTCTTAATTCAATTAAGAAAGCATGGCAAGACTTTGGCGGTACACACGTGGTATTCTTTTTAGAAGGTCGCTCGTGGCGCAAAGATTACTATGCTCCGTATAAGCGACAACGTAGTGATGCTCGTGCCGCACATACAGAACGTGAAGCAGAAGAAGAACGTGTGTTTTGGGAAGCATTTGATACATTTAAAGATTTTGTGACTGAAAAGACTAACTGCTCAGTATTGCAACATCCTAGGCTTGAAGCAGATGATTTGATTGCAGGGTGGATTCAGAGTCATCCTAGCGATAATCATGTAATTATTTCAACCGACACAGATTTTGTACAACTTATTGCTCCAAACGTAAAACAATATAATGGCGTCACAGAAATCACGATCACGCACGAAGGCTACTTTGATAAAAAGAATAAGCCCGTCATTGATAAAAAGACTCAAGAAGTCAAAGCGGCTCCAGACCCGCAATGGCTACTCTTTGAGAAGTGTATGCGAGGCGATACCTCAGACAACGTCTTTTCTGCATATCCGGGAGTACGTGAAAAAGGCACAAAGAATAAGATTGGTCTCCGTGAAGCCTTTGGCGATCGAGACACAAAAGGGTTCAATTGGAACAATATGATGCTTCAGCGTTGGACCGACCATGAAGGTAAAGAACACAGAGTTAAAGAAGATTACGAGCGCAATCGGCAACTGATTGACCTAACTGCTCAACCAGATGATATTCGACAGATTATGACAGACACAATTACTGCCGCAACACAGGCAAATAAAAATGTCAGTCAGGTTGGAATTAGATTAATGAAATTTTGTAATCTTTATGATCTTAAGAAGATTGCAGATCAGGCACAGGCTTATGCTGAGCCACTTAATGCGAGGTACACACTATGACCGATTTACATGCTAAACCAATCATTGAAAATAAATTTTGGATCGTTGAGAAAGACGGTACAAAGTTTGCCACACTGAGAAAGAACGAAGACAATCGATTTGTTCTTAGCAACGAACTAGGAATTAAAATTTATGACAATAAAGAAAGTCTAACTCGACAGTTTGGTAAGAATTTCTTTGTTGCTAAAATTGTTAAAGAAGCTGATGGTGCCGAACCCAATGAAGTTCACGGCTATGCAACTAGCACAACTCCGCATAATGCAATGTTCGACATTAAAAGAAAATTGCCGTTATTTACAAAGAGCGGTGATAGTAAGAGTTTGTATTGTGCAGGGTTTTATGTAATTAAATTTGACAAAGGTTGGGTTAAAAGTTTTTGTCCCAAATTGATCACTTTGCAAAGATACTCATATCAAGGTCCTTTTAAAACTGAGTTTGAGATGCGGCAGGTATTGTCAAATGTCTCAAAATAATTTACCTACTAATTTACCTAGTGTAGAAAAACTGCTTACTAGAGTTGCAACAGCAGAACGCAGTCAACAGAAAGATATTAGACTATCTATACAAGAGGCACGTGATTTAACTGCTGAATTGGCTATTTTAACCAGTAAACTAGGGCGCACAGTTCAAGAGATACATCAAATGCTGGCAGAAATACGTGAATCTACTACTAGGATTGACGTTAAGTTCGACGGGGGCGGCTTCGGTTCTTGATAAATATATACGTGGTTAATTAGGAAACACGTATTAATGAGCAGACCGAAACCCAAAGTTATACTTGAACATGCAAACAAAGACACTTTTAAGATTGAACAAATACTTGAAAGTGATGCCATTTGGGCTGTGTTTTATAAAGAGTCTCCATTCAATTTAAAGAGTGGTAGTCTCGTTGCTAGCTATCCAGGTCCTAAATACAAGAAGGTCTCATTTAGTAATCCCGGCCATGCACACAACCTTGCAAAAAAACTTAATAGACTTTTTAAGACTAAAGACTTTGCAGTTTATAAACTAAGCCAAGGTGAAAAAATAGAGTAATATATGGACCGTAAGGATACCTATACTTCGGTATTCCTCAAAGCCGCAGGACAACCGCACGATGCTGCATATGCAAAAAAATTCCGTGCTGCTTGGTGGTTCAGTACAAGAGGCAAAGATGTTGGCGGCTTACGGATGACCGATCAATGTTTAGAATTTGTAGAGACACATTCTGAAATTAAAACCTACAAAATTGAACTTCCGAAAGACCTAACTATTGGGCCACAAGTGTTAGTTTGGCTCGATCAATATCTAGATTCTCCTTTTCATTTACAAAAAAGATATATTAGAGTATTATCTGAAAAAGCGGCATTTGAACTGTATCTGTTTGCAGGCGATGTTAGAAAAATGGGTGCAGCAAAAGCACTTAACAAAAGATTAAGCCAAGAATCCTCTAACTAAAAAATAATTCTATTAAATATCACTATGTTAAAACTTAATGCTCTTGACATCTTAGGCCACAGAGAAGTTAATTTTGTGGCTCCTCAATTTGCAAAAATTAAACTTGCAGACGGAGACCTGTTTGGTACTGAAGTTGAAACTTGGATCAAATCCAAACTAGCAGGAAGATACTATGTAAAGCGTCAGCCAACTATTTCTCAAGATGGGAAATTAAAGACTGCTACTTTTGTAGGATTTGAAGATCATAAAGAGCTAACTTATTTTATGTTAGCATGTCCACATATAAGGAGAAACACATGACTGAAGAAATTAAAGCACCAGAGGCGGCACCAGCCGCTCAACCAGAGACACAGGCAGCAGCACCCGATTTAAATATTAATGACCTAGCCGCATTAAGAAGTATTTTAGATGTAGCTAGTCAGCGTGGAGCGTTCAAAGCAGCCGAACTAGAAGCCGTTGGTAAGATTTATAACAAACTCAACACTTTCTTAGAGGCTGTTTCTAAAAAGGATCAGTGATGAAATCATTAAAACATGTAGGAAAGATGAAAAAAGCAGGTTCAAAAGTTCTTGTGGCTTTCAGAACATTACCAGGCGAATCTAATCAAGCATTAGTTATTCCTGTTGCCAGTTTACCAGACGAATATCATGACAATATCATGAAACTTGTCGAGACCAACGAAGCACAAGCTGCATTTGAACTAGGAGAAGTATTATTTACTAGATCGTTTGCTGACGGTAGACCAATGCTGCAAGCTCTAAGAGCAGACGGACGACTGGCTAAAGTGCCAACTGACGATGTTATTATGAGTCCGTCCCCAGGTAGTGAGATTCCGTTGCATCAACTTAATGGATTAATTGCTGAACAAAAGAATTGTGCTGTTGATGACCTATGCACATTTGTGGCAGGAGCTCCAAAAGATCAACCTGAAGAACTAGTCAAAGTTAAAGATCTTTCACCACAACAACCAGAGAAAGCAGTACCGCTTAAGGCATCATCTAACGAAGTACTAACGGATAAAGACATTGCCAAGAGCTATCGTAGTCAAGCAGATGCAATGTATAAAGAAGCTGCACGTCTACGTAAAGAAGCAGACGATTTAGATCCACCACAAAAGAAAGCGGCAAAGGCCAAAGAAGCTGAAAGTGCCTAAACCGTTATTCAAACCGCCTAAACATCTTATACAAGAGTGGCCGGAAGTTTTTGAAGACCTTTATATGAATACCATGCCAGTTCATTACCTAGAAACAATTAGGTTAGAATTTGGCAATGGTAGGATTTGGGAAATCAATATCAAAGAACAATTAGCTAGTAGTCATAGCGATATTGTTGCCAATCGGTTGGTAGAAACTTTTGCCGAATATAAAGAAGATATAAAAAAGATTGATTTTAAAATTGATGTCGATAGACTGAAGAAAGATATTCAAAATCAATCCAATGACTTTTTTAAATAAGACTGTTGAAACAAAAAGAATACTTTTTTAAGGGTTTCGAATCATCTAAAAAAAATTAATTGATGATATTAGTCTCACTCAATTTACGTGACTAAGTTATAATAAAATGAAAACAATTATCATATGAGTGAACACGAAAAATTTCAAAAAGTTATTCCAATCTTAAATGCTGTTAGTCCTAGCTTTTGTTTAGCCAAATGGTATCAATTAACATTGTATCTTCAAAATGGGTTTAATCACAGCTGCCATCATCCTTCCCCACATAAGATTCCGCTAGACGAATTAGAGCAAAATTACAAGGCTCTACATAATACTAATTATAAAAAAGAACAAATGCAAAAAATGCTCGACGGTGTTCGGCCGAGCGAGTGTGACTATTGTTGGACTGCTGAGGACAGCGGCCACATTAGTGATAGAAGTTATAAAAGTGCTACATCGTGGGCGTATCCTCACATTGGCGAGGTTGTTAAAAATAAAACAGCCGACGTAGAACCTACATACGTTGAAATTAGTTTTAGTAATGTTTGTAATTTTAAATGTGCTTACTGTAGCCCAGACCTTAGTAGCCAGTGGTATGACGAAATTGCCAAGCACGGGGAATATCCAACTAGTCAAAAGTATAACGGATTTGGATGGTTTAAAGAGGTAGGTAAAATGCCTATCAAACATAGTGACCCTAATCCTTATGTAGATGCTTTTTGGAAATGGTGGCCGGAACTATACCAAAAACTTGAAACGCTTAGACTTACAGGCGGCGAGCCGCTGTTAAGCAAAGACGTATGGCGTATGCTTGACGACATCGAAGCTAATCCTAAATCTGATTTAGTATTTGCTATTAATACCAATTTAGGCATTCCAGACGAACTAGTTGATCGAATGATCACTAAGCTCAATAGTATATCTAAAAATATTAAAGAAGTACAAATATTTACTAGCGGCGAAGCAGTAGGTGCTCCTGCTGAATATATTAGATACGGATTAGATTATTCAGCATGGACTAAAAACTTGGAAAAAGTTTTAGATAATACCAATAACATTGTTGCTGTAATGACCACTGTTAACTTAACTAGTATTACAACCTATTGTGATTTTATACGATACTTGCTAGACCTACGTAAGCATTATAACAAGAATGCTACATTTAACAAAGTTCAGTTTATGACTAACTTTTTACGGTATCCAGAATTCTTGTCATTGACTATTTTAGACCCTTCTAGTAAACAACAATTTACAAAAGACGTAACAGCATTGATTATAGAACGACCTGATTTATCAGAAAGTGAAATAGATCAGTTGCGTCGTATGCTTGACTATATGAACGGTACTGACAGCAAAGAATTACAATTAAGAAAAGACTTTGCAGCATTTATCACTGAATATGATATTAGACGAGGAACTGACTTTAATAAAATCTTTCCAGCACTTACAAAATTTTATCAATTATGCCAACAAACGTAAAACGCACAATAGAAATTATTAATGAAATAAGTCCTAGTTTTTGTGCCGCAAAATGGTATAACGCTACTATATGGTTAGGCAACGGAAGAACAGCTAGTTGTCATTTGCCGCCGGCGCATACAATACCTATAGCCGAGATCAGTCGTAATCCATCCGCACTACATAATACAACCTTTAAGAAAGATCGTCGATTAGAAATGCTAATTGGCAAGCGGTGTGACGAGTGCGCTTATTGCTGGACTGTTGAGGATAATGCGGCACCGGATGTATACAGTGATCGAGTTTATAAGACTAGGATTTACGAAGAAGATGAAATACTTCAACTAGCTAAATTAGATCCTGGATCAGATATTGATCCAAAAACTTTAGAAATTAGTTTTGATAATTTATGTAATTTAAGTTGTAGTTATTGTAACGCAGAGTTTAGTTCTACCTGGGCTAGCGATATTAAAGTTAACGGACCATATATTGAATTAAAGACAGCTGGCGGTGGAGCATTTCAAAATGCTGGAGAACATGCTTTGCCTTACGGAATTAAAAATGAAAACAATCCCTACATTGAAGCATTTTTTAAATGGTTTCATGCTAGCCTTAAAAACAATTTACAAGAACTAAGAATTACAGGCGGCGAACCTACCCGTAGTCCTTCATTTTGGAAACTGTTAGATGAATGTGAAGGTACAAATTTTGATTTTGCCGTTAACAGTAATCTAGTAATGGATCAGGTAAAACTACATCAACTAATCAATGCTAGTAAAAAGTTTAAGAAATTTGATCTGTATACTAGCGGCGAAGGATACGGTGCCCACGGCGAGTTTGTTCGTCATGGATTAGATTATACAGTATGGCGTAATAATTTAATACAGTTTGCCAAAGAAGGGAAATATAACATGATACATGTTATGATGACTATTAGTGCCCTAAGCATTTGGACCATAACAGAGTTTATGACAGACATGTTAGAACTACGTAAACAATTTGGCGGGCATCAGTTCCATATGAGTCTTAATCTAGTGCGTTTTCCTAGTTTTCAAAATTTAAATGTATTGCCAGATAATTTGAAACAAGCACAAGCAGACAAAATTGAAACTTGGCTAAGTAATGTTGTTGGGTTAAGTCCTGCTGAAAGTAATCAAATAGAGAGAATAGCTGTATATCTTCGAAACGTTGATCGCAGTCAAGAAGATACCGACAGCCAAACCAATAAGGTGCACGATTTAAAAAGTTTTACACAACAATATGCCGATAGAAAAAATATCGCATTAGCTAGTGTATTCCCAACAGAATTTATAGAATGGTTTAACACAATATGAGCGAAGATAAATTTTGTATAGTGCCGTGGATACATCTTAATACAGAACCTAACGGTCGTGTTAAGCCTTGTTGTGCGTATCTTGGGCAAGACTTTGGAAACTTAAAAGATACTACACTAGAAGAAATATGGAATAACGAACATACTAAATCTATGCGTAGAAGCTTTTTAGAAAATAAAATTCCAGAAGGATGCCTAACCTGTACTAAAAAAGAAGACAGCGGGGGTGTAAGCTATAGAATGGCGGTTACTGAAAGATTCAGCCATCATATCGAAAAAGCTAAAAGTAATACATTACCCGACGGTACCTACGAAACATTTGAAATAATTTTTTGGGATTTTAGATTTAGTAATATCTGTAACTTTAAATGTCGTATGTGCGGACATGGTAGTAGCAGTTCTTGGTTTGACGACTTCACTCCTGAGGAAAAGAAAACTAAGATAAAATTTCTTGATAGTTCATACTACGGAACTGATTTAATGAAATACGTTGATCAGTTTATTGATGATGTTGAAGAGATTTACTTTGCTGGCGGTGAACCATTACTTATGGCTGAACACTATCAGATATTAGATAAGTTAATTGCCAAAGAACGATATGATGTGTTTTTGCGTTACAACACCAACATGAGTACTATCAAGTATAAAGATTACGATCTAGTTGATATTTGGAAACGATTTAAAGATGTTAGAATTTTTGCAAGTATCGACGGCATTGATGAAAATGCAGAGTACAGTAGATCTGGAACCGATTGGCCTAGAGTGGAAGAAAACTTAGTCCGTTTATCGCAATCGAATGTTGGTTATGTAGTATCAACTACTATAAATATTCTCACTGTTTTTAATTTTACTAAATTAATTGATAAACTAATAGAATTAAAAATGTCAACTAGAAAAGTACTAGTAAGTCATGTTAACTGGCCGCAACATTATATGTCTTCAATACTACCTGAAGAGTTAAAAAATAAAGTAAGAATACAACTAGATGAACATTTAGAAAAAATAACTTCAATTGTAACTGAAGAAGAAAGTCGATGGCTAGCTAACTTATATAACGAAGTTAAATTTTATTTAAACTCAACAATTTCTCTAGAAAAAACATTAGAACTACAACAAAAATTTAAAAGAGATACTATAAAGTTAGACCGTATTAGAAAAGAAGATATAAGAACGGCTGTACCAGAATTAGCCGAATGGTTTGATACATTATGAGTGATAAATTTATTTGTGATTTTCCTTGGATACATCTGAGTGTGTTTCCACAAGGCAATTGTACAATTTGTTGTGTTGCCAAACATTCAGGTAAGGGCAACGGACATAGCTGGAACAGGGTTAGTGAAGATAAAACTAAAACTGTCACAGTTATGAATAGTAATATACCAGAGATTATTAACTGCGATAATTATAAAACTATTAGACTAGACATGTTAGCAGGCAAGGTACCGACTGCATGTGAGGGATGCCATCAAATTGAACAGGCTGGCGGAAAGAGTAAGCGCCAACAGGAAACCAATCGTAATTTAGATCACGCTGCACTAACCGCTGCCGACGGCTCTATTAAGACAGATCTTCGTCACATTGAATTACGATTAGGAAATTTTTGTAATTTAAAATGTCGAAGCTGTAATGCAGACTCTAGCACAAGTTGGATTCAAGATTACTATAAATTAAAAGATACAGTCAAATTAGCTAGTGGTTATCATTGGATTAAAAGTAATCCTGATTTTAGTTTTGATTGGGTAGACGATGAATCTTTTTACAACAGGTTAACAGAATTTGCTCCTAATCTAGAACAAATACATATAAGTGGCGGCGAACCATTTCTTGTACCTACTCACTTTAAACTACTAGAAAAATTAGTACGTGAAGGCAAAACTGATATTGCTATACATTATCACACAAATTTAAATTACAAATGGGATAAGATTACTCCAGCATTGGATCTATTGACTAAATTTAAAGAAGTACATATTAGTTTCAGCATCGATGATGTTGGAGAACGCAACACTTACATTAGAAGTTTAAGCGATTGGGATTTAACCATTAATAACTTAAAATTATTTTTAAATAATTACAAATTCATTTATCGTGTAACTCAAACTGTCAGCGTCTATAATTTTATGTATGTTGACGAATTAGAAAGATATTTGTCCAACAATAAAATACGCATTAGAGTAGGATTAAATCATGTTCAAAGCCCAGACTATCTATCGGCTAATATACTACCTAAACAAATGCGACAGGATAAAATTAATTCATTACACGGTATTATTGATCGACGCAATTGGGAAGATCTCTATGGCCATTACTACACTCCAGAAGCCAACGGACAGTGGGAATACTTTAAATATTTTACAGAAAAAATTGATACTGTGCGTAACGAAGATTTAAATAGTATTTTTCCAAAACTCAAATGAAATTTATTTTTTTAAAATCAGGCGACTATTTAGAATTAGAGCCTAACAATACACCCATAGCGTCTGTTTGGTTTGAAAGCATTTTTTCTAAAAAAATGAATATGAGTTATTTTGCTAGAGATACTTCGTTTATAACTCGTTCTAATGAGACTATTAATAATCTAAATGCTGCAATTGATATAGTTAATAAGTTTGCTGTAGAAAAAAATCTACCTCAAATCATGTTTAATAAAATTGTTGGTATTGATCAACAATGGCTCAATGCGTCACATAAAAAATGGGTATTGTACACTGACAGATTAAAAAATATAGTCAACGGAGACAATACGAAACAAAACTATCCCAGCTTTGTGAAATCCTGGCAAAATATTAATTTATACATTCATTCTTTAGAATATTACTATTCTGTTTATTTTACTAATACAAACGGAGCATATTTAGAAAATATTGATATTAAAATACAGCCGGAAGATTGCGAATACTCACAACACGATCTAATTTTAAGATTTGACGATTTAGGAAAACATCAGTATGACCAATGGATTACTGGAAGTTCAGTTGATGAAGAAACTAGCAATTACAAAACAATTTCGGCTAGGTTTGAATATGTATTTAATCCACAATTAAATAAAGGTATTCTTCCTAATCCAGCATATATAGAGTGGTGCAATCAAAATAATTTACAAGTTATGCCACCGTGGATTATTTTAGGAAACTTTAAAAAGAATAAATGGGAAATTAAACAACTCATGCATCAAAATTTATCTCGAGGATTAGAAGTAGGATTTGAATTATGAAAATTTATGTAAATGGGGATAGTTTTACTGCTGGCGACGGATTGTCTGATCCAGAAGTTTTTCCAGATTTGTATCCAGGGCATCATTCTTGCGACGTAGAATTTGACGTAGCATGGTGTAACAAAAGGCATGCAATGCTAGATAGAAATCTTGATTTACATAATCATTGGCAACTTAGTAATAAGAAATATGTGTGGGCTACATTATTAGGTGAACTAGTTGATACTATGCTAGTTAATGACACTGTTAATGTAGTTAATGGGGCCATTGGCGGATCATGTATGACGGGCATATCAACTAGAACTATTGCCTATCTTGAATCATTAAGAAGTCGAGCAGACTTGCCAGATTATGTTTTCATAGGCTTAACAAGCATTGGAAGATTAGGTTGGTATCACGAAGATACACAAGATATTGGGAAAATTTTTAATTGGGTTAAATCATCTATTCCGGGATTTCATTATCGAGGATATGAAAGTAAACATAAAAAATTGTTTGAAGCTATTTGGACAACACTCAGTGATGAAGAATTGCTTATTGATTATCTAAAAGAATGTTTACAAATTAAAAATTATGTTAAGCGGAGAATTGGAAGAGATCCTATTTTCTTAAACACTGTAGGTGAATTTTGGCAATACAAAGAAATAGTTAATAACTCTAAAAATCAATGGCTTCGAATGCTTTGGTTTGATTTATTAGAATTTGATAAGATCAATGATCGATGGTTCAATAAAGGAGCGTTCGAACAAATGACTGCGTGTGGGCACGTACTTCCGCCCGGTCATGCTGAATATGCTAGAGATTTAGCAAGAGAACATTTCGGATGGGGTAAAAGTCCGGATGATAGAGATGCCAATTAAGCATCTAGTATAGATTATTATTTTTCTACTAAGGGTTGCAATAAATTAAATTGATTTTGCAACCATTCAAAATCATTAATTTTTCTTAACTGGTTAGCATCGGCAATATTCAATAGCCCGTACTGTTTTCCAGCTCGAGCTCCTGCTATACTATATTCTCCATAAAGTTTATCAGATCCAACACTGCACCAAGTAATTAATCTATCTTCAGTTTCTTCTTGATATCCAGAATCAACAGGACGGCTGGCTAATTTTACACACTCTCTAAACGCAGATTTCCAAGTATTGAACGGATCTGTATTAAAAACTGTTAGATTACTAACTTCTTTTATAACTTTAAATTTTTTGCTAATTGCCATAGTCATGTCAACACTAGTCATTTCCATATTAATAGTTAAGTTTTTAGGCAATAATTTAACACCACCATAGCCGTATGTTAATCCGTTGATAGGATTTTTGCTTAACCAAACATGAACAATATCTGTATCGTGTTTAGGTAGTAGTAGGTCAAATTGAAAATCATCTTCTACTATTGCATCACCGTCTACTACCCAAAACATTGGAGTTGTTGCTAATTTTGCGGCTGCAATATGTGCTTGGTGAATACCTTTTACGCCGTGTACACGTTTAGCTCTTGGAAATCGATCAATTAAGTTAGCAAAATTTTCATCTGCATTAGGTTCGTTATAAGATATAAACACAATATCGTATAATTTTAATTTACTTGCCACAAGGTCATATTCTTTCTTTTCAATCAAATATCTATATTCAACTTCTCTTGCAGAAATAGGTCTTTTCTTCGATAATAACATTATACCGTTGTACTTAATTTCTTCAACATCAATATTTTTAAAGACGTGATTTATACTGAGCTCATACTTATTTTGGTATGGAAATTGAAGATCAAATTTAAAATCTGGTACAGGTTCAACTTCCGGAGGAATTGCCCAAAACATATCTGTATCAGCTGTGTTAAGAGCATGTTCGTAATCGCTAAACGTATCGATTACAAATTTGTCGTACGGTTTATATTTGCTGGCCACTAGATTGTGTTCTTTTTTATCTATAAAAAATCTATGTTCAATCTCTTTCTTAGATACTGGCTTATTTGTAGAAAATAACACAACACCGTTAACAAACGATTCCTGATCGTTAGAAATATTTTTAAACACATGATTTTCATTTCGATCATAGGAATTATGGTGACTAAAGTAAGTTTCAAAAATTTGATCATTAATTATTTCAATGTTTGGCCATACTACCCAAAACATTGTTAAAGGTGAATTTTTTAATGCAGATTGATATTCTGCATAATTGCTAATAATAAAAATAGGGTATTTTTTAGGTTTACTAGCTACTATATCGATTTCTTTTTTGTTAACATAAAATCTATGTTGAAATTCTTTTTCCGAGGGAACTGACTTTTTTGAAAACAATACAACACCGTCGTAGTTTTCACCATTTAACCACACATGAATATAATCTTGATCCCATGTAGAAACTTTGTAATCAAATTTAAAAGTATCAACAATGTTTAAATCATCCCATACAACCCAAAAGAATTTTGTAAATGCTTTCTTTTTAATGTCATCAAACGATTTTACATTATCAATTTTTTGAGAAGATGGAAATTTAGAACGAAATTGTTTCCAATTTTGTTCATCAATAATATTTTTACTTACATAAAAAATATCATAGACCATCAGTGGTCCTCATATATGTATTTGTTAATTTGATAGTTTCTTCGTACAAATCTAAAGTATATTTGCTCTGTTGACTATCTAGATAGGGATAATCAAAACCTAGTTCTAATTTAATTTTTTCACCTAATGATTTAATTTCTTCATCTAGACCATTACCGCCTAATTCTTCAAATGGGCGGCCATATTGATTCCAAATACCTTTAAGGATTTCAAAGTCTCGAACCTCTACATAATTCCAGTCGGTACAGTTTGCTAACCAAGTGCCTAATCTAGCACCATATATGGCATAAAGTCCATTTTCTTCATGAGCACCAACTGTTGACCACATACGTAATCTATGCAAATTGTGCCACCAAACACGTTCACTAATCTCTTGTGGTGCCACTTTAATTCCGTCAAGCAAGGTCATCTTAACGCCTTCACGAAATCCTGCTCTCCATGCTTGAAAAGGACTTCCGGTAATATCAGTATCACTATAACATTCTTTAAATTGACGATAACCATCTTCCCAACAAAAGTCTACTTGAGCACGATCACTTTCACTAGCTTCATGAGTTTTCATATTGAGAATAAAATCTCGTTTCCATATTTTAAGTCCGCCATTACCGTAAAGTAAGCCATTAAGTTTGTTTTTTCCTAACCAGCTATATACCTGTATCTTAGGATTACTTGTATCAATGTCTAGATTAAAGAATTTAGGATTAACTATATTATCAGCGTCAACCGTGATAACCCATTCAGTTTCACTTAACTCAGCTGCTGCCTTATGTGCAGCATCACTACCCTTCACTCCGTGAACTCGTTTAGCCCAAGGAAGTTTATTGCATAAATCAGCATAATGCTTATCTGCATTGGGCTCGTCATAACTTAAAAATACAATGTCAAGTTCTATTGTTTTCATATTGTTTCAAATATATATTTGTCAAAAATTCGTCTTGTGTAAACACTAAATCTATTTGGCAAATCTAATGTAAATAATTTTGTATTTTCTGTAATATCGCCTGCCCTAATGCTTAACATATGAAGGAGGACATTGGGGTCGTTGTAATCAGTTACTAAAAAAATCATTTCAGTTGCACCGTCCCAAATAATATTATTTGAGTATTTGTTGCTCATTGAAAATATTAATGTACTATTTTTTGTATCATGTGAAATTGTGATATCAGGATCTTGCATATTTGACCACTTTTTATCTATTATTCTATGCAAGATATCATCAATCTTTATTAGACTATGAGTGGAAAATTTGTTTAATTTAACTAATTTCTTAGTTGGTAGATCAACCCTATAAGAAAATAAATTTTCCGCACCTGTGGACACTGCTGTAGCAATTTCTTCATCAATTTTTATCTTATTTGTATTATCAAATACCGCATGAGAAGGATATATTCCAATTAAAGATCCGTCATCTTTAAATGTTGCATAGTATTCAACGGTTTGATTGACTGGTAATTTGATCCACTCGTCAAAATCCATTAGTTCTTGTTCCATGCAATCTCCTCTAACATACTAACTATTTCGTCATTAACTAGATCTTTTTCAACATAATGCACAATATTATGTTGCTGATAATTTCCTATTTTTAATTTTCCTTGGATATTAAAATAAAAACCAGCATGTTCAGTGACTTTATCAGCAGTCCATGACCAATTTTGAACCATAGGTTTCATATGAACAATGTTAGGAAACGCTAGATCATAACTTACAATATCACTTATATCTAAAATCTTTGCACTCAAGGCAAACGCTTCATCTGTTCCAACAACTTTTGGTTTATGTTTTGTAAGATATAAATTACTAAACTCCAAAGGATTTTTTATAATATATCTACCTAGATTAAAAAATTCTGTTGCAATTTCAGATCCCTGTTTAAAAAAAGTAAACATAGAATATAAATTAGGAAGACCGTTCTTTGTAAATGTTTTTCTATAAAAATCATTTGTAATTGTTTCGCCTCTATAGGTCAATGCCTTTGAGGGAATATATAATTCACAATTTTCAATAAAGTAATCAATCCAGTGACTATGATCTCTAAGGAAAATCATATCTGCATCAAGACATACTGTATTTTCAAAAGGAGATAATTGATCCATCCAACTACGACCATCCCAATACGTTTCCTTATCCCAAGCAATAACATGATCAAAGACCCAAGGGCTTTTTAAATTGTCAACTAGTTGAGGATTGTCAATTACTAAAGCAACTTTATCATATCCTGGCTTCTGAGTATTTTTAATACTTAATGCAAGAGCATAGGCTAATTTAAGATAGTCTATATCTTTATTTGAAGCAACTACAATTAAATAACCAAAGTTCATATTAACTCCAGTAATTTTTCTTTATTTCTAATAATACTTTGTTTGTTCATAATATGAACATCAGATCCTTGTGTAGTTGCAGCCCAGAAATCTCCGCAATTGAGTGGTTTTTCAATTAGAAATGTCAATCGATTTTCGATTACATCATGCAAAATATCTTTGTCAAACACCGTTAGAATAGGAGGAAGAGTGTAAATAAATTCTGTTTCAAACCCGTTCATGATATGTTTAGCAATGCTGAATGAAATATCATTTCGATATTGTCTTGGATCAAATCTAAATAGGTCGGCATAATATCTGTAATTGTCTTTAATATAATCAACTAATTTAAAAAAGAATCTGCTTTCTTCATTTTTAGTAAACATCACTGTGGTAGCCCAAAACATATGAATCCCAGTTTCACTTACACGTTGATCTAATATACCACTACGGTCACCCGTTATGTCATTCATAGAATGTCCTAACATTACGCTACTATCTGTGTTCCAGTAC